TCAAACGTGAGTGGTGGCAGTGGTGGGAGCACGACCGGCCTCCGCAGTGTGAGTTCATCATTCAGGCGTGGGACACGGCGCACGAGATCAAGAAGGTCAACGACTACTCCGCATGTACGACATGGGGTGTGTTCTACAACGACGAGGACAGGGGCAACGCCAACATCATCCTGCTGAACTCCTACAAGGAGAGGCTTGAGTTTCCGGAGCTTAAGAAGAAGGCGTTTGAGGACTGGAAAGAGTGGGAGCCCGATGCGTTCCTCGTGGAAAAGAAGGCCGCTGGTGCGCCGCTTGTTCAGGAGTTTCGGGCGATGGGGATTCCGGTTCAGGAGTACACGCCCAGTAGAGGGCAGGACAAGATATCGCGGCTCAATTCAGTTGCGGATATGTTTGCCTCAGGTAAAGTGTGGGCACCGCGCACTCGTTGGGCCGAGGAGTTGGTCGATGAGATTGCGGCGTTCCCGTCAGGCGAGCACGACGACTTGGTGGACTCGGCCACACTCGCGCTCATGCGGTTTAGGCAAGGTGGGTATCTCAGGCTTCCATCGGATGAGCCTGAAGACATCAAGTGGTTCAAAGGGTACCGCCGTGATCGGTACTACACAGTTTAAGGACACATCATGGCAATGGACAAAGGTTTGTACGCGGCACCCGCAGGGTTGATGGACATCCCCACAGATGGGCCGATGCTTGAGATTGAAATTGAGGACCCTGAAGAGGTCAGGATTGGTATTGGTGATTTGGAGATTGACCTCAACCCGCAGAAAAAGAACTCTGCGGAGTTTGATATCAACCTTGCGGAAGAGATGGACGCCAGTGACTTGGACCGGCTTGGTGGTGAGTTGGTTGAAGAGTTTGGCAAAGACATCATGGACCGCAAGGAATGGATGCAGACCTACGTTGAGGGTCTCAAACTCCTGGGTCTGAAGTATGAAGACCGCACGGAGCCTTGGAACGGGGCCTGTGGTGTGTTCCACCCCATGCTGACCGAAAGTGTGGTGCGGTTTCAGAGTGAAGGCATCACTGAGACGTTCCCAGCGATGGGGCCTGTAAAAACGGTGATCATCGGCAAAGACACCCCAGAGGTCGAAGAGGCCGCTGCCCGTGTGCGCGATGACATGAACTATCAGCTCACTGAGGTGATGTCTGAGTACCGCCCGGAGCATGAGAAGCTGTTGTGGAACCTGCCCATTGCTGGTTCCGCGTTCAAAAAGGTGTACTACGACCCGAGCCTTGGTCGTCAGGTGGCGGTGTTCATTCCCGCTGAGGACATCGTGGTGCCATACGGTGCGTCGAGCATTGAGCGGGCGGAGCGGGTTACGCACGTGATGCGTAAGACCGAGAACGAGATTACCAAGCTCATGGAGGCTGGCTTCTACATGGACATCAACTTGGGGGAGCCCTCCCACGAGTTGGACGACATTGAGAAGCAGAAAGCTGAAGAGATGGGCATGTCGGCCATTCAGGATGACCGCTACCGTATCTTGGAGATGCATGTCAACTTGGACCTGCCCGGTTACGAACACAAGAACAAGAAGGGCAAGCCCACGGGCATTGCGTTGCCATACGTGGTGACGGTGGAGAAGGGCACCCGCAAGGTGCTGGCCATCCGGCGTAATTGGTACGAAGAGGACAAGCTGCACCTCAAGCGCAACCACTTTGTTCACTACCAGTACATCCCGGGCTTTGGCTTCTACGGCTACGGTCTGATTCACCTGATTGGTGGCTACGCCAAGAGCGCAACGATGCTGATCCGCCAGTTGGTGGACGCAGGCACGCTGTCGAACCTGCCCGGTGGCCTGAAGTCACGCGGCCTGCGGGTCAAGGGTGATGACACCCCCATCGCTCCGGGCGAGTTCAGAGATGTGGACGTGCCGTCTGGTTCGATCCGCGACAACATCCTGCCCCTGCCGTACAAGGAGCCGAGTCAAGTTCTGTATACCCTGTTCAACCAGATCGTGACTGAGGGCCGTCAGTTTGCCTCTGCTGGTGACATGAGTGTCAGTGACATGAGTGCGCAGGCTCCGGTGGGCACTACGTTGGCGCTGCTTGAGCGTCAATTGAAAGTGATGGGCGCTGTTCAAGCGCGGATGCACTTCTCAATGAAGCAGGAGTTCAAGCTCCTGAAGGTCATCATCGCGGACTACACCCCGGATGAATATGACTACGAGCCGGTTGATGGCTCGCGCAAGGCCAAGAAAACCGACTACGACATGGTCGATGTCATCCCGGTGAGCGACCCCAACGCCGCCACAATGGCCCAGAAGATTGTGCAGTATCAGGCAGTGTTCCAGCTTGCGCAGAATGCGCCTCAGCTTTACGACATGCCGTTGCTCCACAGGCAGATGATTGAGGTGTTGGGCATCAAGAACGCAGCCAAGCTCGTGCCGATTGAGGACGACATGATGCCGACGGACCCAGTCACTGAGAACCAGAATCTGCTGACCAGCAAGCCGGTCAAGGCGTTCATTGAGCAGAACCACCAAGCGCACCTCCAAGTGCATATGGCTGCGATCCAGAACCCGAAGATTCAGCAGGCCATGCAGGGTAACCCGCAGGCACAGCAGATCATGGCTGCTGCAATGGCTCACGTCAATGAGCACATTGCGATGGAGTACCGCCGTCAGATTGAAGAGGCGATGGGTATGGTGCTGCCCGGTGAAGAAGCCAACAAAGAGGTTCCGCAGGAGATGGCAGACCAGATTGCCATTAAGGCGGCGCAGGCGTCGCAGCAGTTGCTACAGCGCGACCAGCAAGAGGCTCAACAACAGCAGGCCCAGCAGCAGATGCAGGACCCTGTGGTCCAGATGCAGATGCAGGAGCTTCAGATCAAGATGAAAGACCTTGAACTCAAAGCGCAGAAGCAGACGATGGACGCCGCTGCCAAGGCTGATCAGCTTGAGATTGAGATGGCCCGCATCGAAGCGCAGAAAGAAATTGCAGCTATGCAGGTTGCAGCCAACTCTGCTTCCCAACGGGAGAAGCTCAACAAGAGCATAGAGCTTGAAGGAACCAAGCTTGGTGTGCAGATTGCCAAAGAGAGGGCGCAAGCGATGCGCCCACAGAAACAACCTGAAAGGAGTAAAGCCTGATGTCTGATGAAATCCGAGTGCTTGCACTCGTGCAGAAAGAGATTGAAAAACTCCGGCAGGAGCAGGTCGCAGATGTGGCCGCTAGCCGTGCTGATACGTACGATGAGTACAAAAAAATCTGTGGGGTAATCCGGGGTCTAAACCTCGCAGACAACATCATTAACGACCTCGTGCAAAGGATAAACGATGAGTGAGTATGACGTGTCCGCAGTAGACCTTTCTGGCATTCTCAACAAGAGTGCTGAGGAAAAGGCCAAGCAACTTCCTGACCCAAAGACATACCACATGCTGTGTGTCGTTCCTGAGGCGATGGCGGAGTATGAAGACAGTGAGATTCTTAAGTCTGCACAGACCATGCACTACGAGGAGGTTCTGACTCCCGTGTTGTTTGTGGTCAAGCTCGGCCCTGACTGCTATCAGGATAAAACCCGGTTCCCCAGTGGACCGTCGTGCAAACAGGGTGACTTTGTCATCGTTCGTCCCAATTCAGGCACCCGCTTGAAGATTCATGGCCGAGAGTTCCGCATCATCAATGATGAGTCGGTTGAAGCCGTTGTGGAAGACCCGCGTGGTATTACCCGCGCTGCATAAGGAGTGATGTATGGCAACGAAAGAGTTTGAAGAGTTTGAGTTTCCTGATGAGAAGGAACAGAAGGCTAAATTTAGGGCCGATGAGTCTGATGAGGTTAATGAGCCCGAGGTGAAGATTGAGATTGAAGACGATACGCCCCCACAGGATCGTGGACGTAAAGCTGCTCCTCCCCCTGAAGACCTAACAGACGATGAACTGAACTCTTATGATGAGAAAGTTCAGGCGCGGTTTAAGAAATTTACTCGTGGGTATCACGATGAGCGCCGTGCCAAAGAGCAGGCTTTGCGTGAAAAAGAGGCCGCTGAGGAGTTTGCTCGTAAGGTGTTTGAGCAAAACAAACAGCTTCAACAGCAGCTTTCTAACGGCAGCAAAGCGTATATTGAGACTTCAAAAGGCGCGGCTCAGGTTGAGCTTGACTCCGCCAAGGACAAGTTCCGTAAAGCGTATGAGGCTGGCGATGCCGACGCAATTGTGTCTGCGCAAGAAGCCGTTGCCAAAGCCACCTTAAAGGTTGATAAAGCTGAAACCTTGCGGCCAATCGAAGTCCAAGAGCAAGAGAATTTCCAGTTTGCCCCTGCGGAACCCGCCGCTCCTAAAGTCAGCCCCCGTACCAAACGGTGGTTGGATAACAACAGCGATTGGTTTGGTCCTGATGACGAAATGACGCTTGCTGCAATGGGTATTGACAAGAAATTGCAACGCGAGTATGGTGCGGAATACGTTGGTACGGAAGAGTACTTTAAGACGGTTGACCGCACCATGAGAAAACGATTTCCTGAGTACTTTGAAGCTCAGAGCAATGAGGATGACGACCCGCCTCCCCAAAAAAGGTCAGCTCCCGCGCAGGAGGATGACGAACCTCCCCGCCGTGCCCAAAAACCCGCTGCGGTGGTAGCCCCGGCTTCCCGTAGTTCGTCGCCTAACCGTATTAGGTTGAAGGAGTCTCAAGTTGCGCTTGCCCGCAAGCTTGGGATCACCCCAGAACAATACGCTAAACAGGTTGCTTTGCTTAATAGAGGTCAATGATGGATCAACAAACCCAAGGTCAAGCGGCACCAGCGCCGCGTCAAAATCGTATGAGCCGGGAATTGGAGTCTCGCACCGCCACCATGCGTCCTCAAGCATGGCGTGCGCCCGAGGTACTTCCTTCTCCTGATGAGCGTCCCGGGTGGAAACACCGTTGGGTACGTACTTCTACGATGGGTCAGGCTGATCCTAGCAATATCTCTAGTAGGCTGCGTGAAGGGTATGAACCCTGCAAAGCAGAGGATTACCCCGAGATGATGATGTACGCCTCCGTAGATGGCCGCTTCAAAGGCGGTATCGAAATGGGCGGGCTGTTGCTTTGCCGTATCCCCGAAGAGTTTTTGGGCCAGCGTATGAAACACTACGAAGGCCAGAACAAAGCTCAAGTGGAGTCGGTGGACAACAATTTCCTTCGTGAGAATGACCCCCGGATGCCTCTTTTCTCTGAAAAGAAATCCAAGGTCACTTTCGGTTCTGGTTCATAAATTTGGAGTCTTAAATGGCATATCCTACGATCGACAGGCCTTACGGCTTGAAGCCGATCAATCTGTACGGCGGTACACCCTTCGCGGGCGCTACTCGCCAGTATCGGATTGCTTCGGCATACAACACTGGAATTTTTTACGGTGATGTTGTTGAGATGATTAACGATGGCACGATTATCAAATCTGCTATTACGACCGCTCGCGCAACCGTAACGACTTCGCAGGTCATTGGCGTTTTCTTGGGTTGTTCTTACGTTAACGCGCAAGGCCAAACCACTTTTGCCCAATTCTTCCCTGCAAACACCGCAGCCCCTACGGGTACGTTCATTACCGCCTATGTGTGTAATGACCCCAACACCCTGTTCAAAGCTGTGATCGCCACTGGCGCAACTGCTGACGATGTGACTTCTGGTTTGCTGCCATCCTCTACTACGCAATTTACCGTTATCGGTACTAACGTAGCTTTGGTGCAAAACAGCGGTTTAACGTCTACTGGCGATAGCCGCGTAGCCGTTGCATCGTCTGCAACCACTGGAACACTGCCCATGAACGTTGTTGACGTTGTCCAAGACACGTCTTATGTCAACAGTTCTGGCAACGTTGTGTTCCCCGAGGTCATCGTTCGTTGGAACTTTGAGATTCATACCACCACTATCGCTTCTGGCGTTTAATCAAGGAGCTAAATCATGGCTATTTCACGCGCACAACTGCTGAAAGAGCTGCTCCCTGGCCTGAACGCCCTGTTCGGCATGGAGTACGCTCGCTACGGCGAAGAGCACAAGGAAATCTACGAGACCGAGACTTCCGAGCGTTCGTTTGAAGAGGAAACCAAGCTGTCTGGCTTCTCCGCCGCTCCGGTGAAGAACGAGGGCAGCGCGATTGCCTATGACAACGCGCAAGAGGCTTGGAGCACCCGCTATACGCACGAAACCATCGCTTTGGGTTTCTCGATCACCGAAGAGGCGGTTGAGGACAACCTGTACGACAGCCTGTCTGCTCGTTACACCAAGGCTCTGGCTCGTGCTATGGCTTACACCAAGCAGGTTAAGGCTGCGGCTGTGTTGAACAACGGCTTCTCCGCTGCCTACCCCGGTGGTGATGGCGTCTCCCTGTTCAACGCCAACCACCCGCTGGTTTCTGGTGGTGTGAACAGCAACACTCCCGGTACCCAAGTGGACCTGAACGAGACTTCCCTGGAAGCCGCCGTTATTCAGATCGCTGCTTGGACCGATGAGCGTGGTCTGTTGATCGCAGCCAAGCCCAAGAAGATGGTTGTTCCTCCGGCCCTGATGTTTACTGCCAAGCGTCTGCTTGACACCGAACTGCGTGTGGCTACTGCTGATAACGACATCAACGCTATCAAGCAGATGGGCGCAATCCCTGAAGGTTACACCGTTAACCACTTCTTGACCGACCCCAGCGCATGGTTCCTGACCACCGACGTTCCCAACGGTATGAAGCACTTTGTGCGGACCCCGTTGCAGAACTCGATGGACGGC